TCTTTCTTTTTCTATTACACACTCTTCCTTTGAATCAAATGTGTTGAGTAGTGTGGTGGAACTGATTCCTGATACTGGTGTCAGTATAATCATAAGCAGTACCCATACAGAAGTCATAAAACCTCCCGTTAAATAAGTTCGAGCATATCACTATTTAGGAGTGTTGTCAAGGGAAAAGAAAAGGGGACCCCTTTCGGAGTCCCCTCAACTTTGAAACACTCTACTGCTGGCTCAATTACGCAATGTTTGCGACTTTGAGTGCGCGGTAGTACATGTTCGCTCGGACGGTCAAGGCTCCCGATCCCTGCACGGTTCCTTCTGCGAATGGGTTCGCAACGAGTCCGTAACGAGTCTTGAATCCGATCTTTGGTTGGAACGTCGCGGTGTCGATTGCACGGACCATCTGCAATGGAACGTATGGGCAGTAGAAGATTCCTGCGTCAAACGCATTAGAACCCTTATACCCGACAACTGCGAATTCCGTAGACTGGGAGGCTGGGAAGTAAGGATCGATGTAGACCTTGTATCTTCCCATCAGAGTTCCTGCAAACGTGTTGCCTGTGTCGTCCACACTCAATGAAATCTGATCCTTCAGTGCACCCTGATAGTCCAACACTCCTGCGAGTGCCAACGCTGAGGCTACGTCTGAAGAACAGACCACTACGTTGCCCTTGCCGCGACGTGTCTGTTTAGCAATGACGTTTGCTTCGCGTTCGATCTGGAACACAAGTCCCTTGATCTTTTCTACCATCCAACGTCCGTTTGAATCGGTGTCGAGGTCGAAAGTACCAACCTTGGTCGTGCCTACTTGACATCCGACTTTGGCGACTTGATAGATGGTGCGGATTACTTCACGGTTGATTTCTGATAGCACTTCGGCGGAGAGGATGTTGGAGAGTTCTGTCTCGGCGTCGAGTCCATGAACAGCCTTCAAATCCTGTGCCAATTCCAACGTGTACTCAGCCTTGAGGGCGCGTGTCTTTGCAGTCACGGTGACCTTTTCAATGCTGAATCCCATTTCGGAGAATGCTTGACCACTACCCAAGCCTTCTGCTGTGGAAGTGGACATTCCCTTTCCTGAGTTGACTCCGAGAGTTCCAGTTTCAAACACTGCGGCAGTGTTCGCTGTTGTAGCCAATGTCAATGCAGTTTGTGCACCGAGATCGCCTGTGAAACCGGTATTTGCTTCGTCATAGAATGCTTCGTCAGTACGTGCACCACCTGAGGAGTAATTGGAACGCATTGCGAAAATCAATCCCGTAGGACCGGTCATTGGCTGGACGCCGCAGATGTCATACGCAATCAAGTTAGGCAAGGAACGACGAACCAAGCTGATAAGGATTGGATCGTAACCAGCCATAGGACCGGTTGCTGTTGCTGCGCCCGTGAGTCCCCCACCCGTTGCGTTCAATGCTGTTTCTGAGAGGAGAATTCCGGCTTCGGTCTTGAGCATACTTTCCTGGTTCTCCAGGACGATTGCCGTGACTGCGCGACGGTGTGGGTCGGTGATGGCAGGAAGCCCTTCAAAGTCGAGGACTGGGGTCCACTTCTTGACTAAATCTTCAGCTAAAAACATAATAGTACTCCTTGTTATTTGGTATTGGTGATTATTTCATTCCCTGTTTAAGAGAAGCTACAACAGACGCGACACCTGCATCAAGAATTGGAGTCTTTTCTTCTACAATTTCAGAAGCTTCTCTCAATAATTTTGCATTCACGTCAGTTTTCTTCCCCGTGTTGATTGGGAAGTAGTTCTCTCGGATTGTAGACACTGCGCTGATATAATCACCTTCTGCGGTGAATTCGACACTCTCTGCGATGTGGCGAATCTTCTCAACTTGGGTTTGTGTCAATCCTTCACAAACGTTGTTGAGGATTTCTTCTTTCTTGGATTCTCCGAGTTGCTGTTTAAGAGCCATGCCTTTAGCGACTTCTTCATTCAACTGGCTGGTTAATTCTTCAATCTTTGTGGCGAGTTCATCAACGAGGTCGACCTTTTCAGTAGGTACGTCGATGAAGCTTTCGAGGAACAAGTTACGCAATCCACCGATAAATTCTTCGGTCAATTCGGAACGAAGTCCCTTTTCGATGGCGAGTTCGTTCTGATCCATCCACTGCTCAACCACATAATCAAGGTACGTATTGACTTTTTCAGACAATTCTTCACGGACTGCTATGACAGCGTTCTCAAACTTAACAGAGTATTCTTCTTCGATGGCTTCTTGAATGGTAAGAACCTTATCTGTTACGCGAGCTTCGTAGATCGTACCGATCTTGGAGGCAAATTCCTTTGGAAGGGAAGTTTCAGATGCTAAGATTGCGGCAACATCCCCCCTGAGTTCTGCAAGCCACGCTTCCTTAAGTTCCTTCTTTTCCTCCTCGTCGTCCTTGTCATCATCGTCATCATCCTTGTCGTCATCGTCCTTGTCGTCATCATCGTCGTCCTTGTCCTCTTCCTTGAGGTATCCTGAACGGAGTCCTGCTTCAATGCGGGCCTGACGTGCAGATTCTTCTTCGTTCTCTTCCGATCCCTCTTCTGTAGGATCGATAGTTTCGGCATCTGATCCTGATAACTTCTTTGCTGGTGCCTTGGTATCGGAAGAAGGCAGCTTTCCAGGAGGTGTTGCTGCCCTAGCACCCACTTCGATCTTATCTGGTGTTGCTTTATGGGGTGTGACTCCTCCCAAATCCTCGAAACCCTGAGGAGATTTTACCATCGGCATTCCGGGTGCACTAGACTTGCTGGCATTGAGAATATCGGCTGCGGCTTCCATCAGTGTCTTGCTCATAAAAGTCTCCTTGTTGTGATGATTATTTATACTTTTCGAGATTTGTAACTATCTAGGCTTTCCAGTAAGAGCTTTCAAATAGTCCTCAAACAATCTTACGCACGTCTCATGTAGTTGCCTGCTAGATGTTTTATTTATAATCATTTTTGCTTGCTCGGCATCTCTGCCCACATACACCCCATCCATCAGAATCCAGTCCTTATTTTCCATGATCCCCCTGACAAAGGCATCATGAGCGGAGGGGTCTGCAACGATATCCCCTGCTGTGGACAACTGAAAATCGTCCTGAACTAGATCGACTCCATCAGCACCACGTACAAGGGTTCCCAATCCACGGGTTGAGACTCCTATTTTTGCTCCTTCTGTCAATAGACATTCCACGATCTTGCCGTTCGGAGTCCCCATTGGACCACCCAAGATTTTTGCTTTACCGTAGAAATCTTTTCCCTCAGCCCTCAGTTCCTTAATCATGTGACTGACGAGAGGAAGATTAACCGTAGGTGTATCAGGGTGTCCAAGTTCACCGAAGGCTCGGTTTTCATTGATATAATTTTTCTTATATCGCTCCACTTCTCTGTTTAGAGACTCAAACGCATACTTGCGTCGGTTCTTGTTTGTCTTATCGGCCTGCATGAAGATTCCTTCAATATAGAAGGACTTTCTACCCGATTCTTTATCAGATTCCTCAAGCACTTGTACGTTATCGCACCACTCCTTTATGAGTTTCACTTTTATCTCTCCTTTTGGCTTATAGCCCGTGTTCTACGCCCATACCGAGTCGCTTGCATTCATCATACGCTGCTTTTACTTTCCCTTCATGCTGACGCTGACCATGAGAATTTACGAACACACTTCCCAGGTATCTATCCTGTTGTTGTTCCGCAAATTTATACGCATCCCACGCTTTCTTCTGAGCGGGTGTCTTTCGGATTCCCTCTGCAATAAATTCCTTAAATGACTTCATTTAGATACTCTGGGTCTGTACGTTATAGACCGCTTCCTTCTTGATCGTCAGATAAACGGTTCCACCTCCAGTAATAGCGACTGCGATATTTCCTGTTGGTGTATTGGCAAACGGTACTTCGTTGTGAATCCATTGATTCGTGCCCGAAAGATTCGCTACGAGATTCGGACCCGTCGCAACACCCCCTGCATCGCGGCTGATCTTCACAGTGCCACCGACTGGTGTGGACCACTTACAAGACGTGATGATGGCGGTTGTGACATTTTCAACATTTCCCTTGATAACTCCGCTGATATTTGCGACTGCTACAGCAAGATCGCCCAGATTGATTGTTACTGAGCCATCAACAACCATCAGTGTGGAAGGACCCTTAATTCTATTAACTAATTCGTATGACATATTCTCTCCTTAATGTATCCCGTAAGCTTTTCTCTTCCGCATTGAGAGTTTTCGCTTTCTCAATGTTTGCTGCATATGTGAGCGGCGTTTTCTTGCTGCTCTCCTTTGCACGATCCTCATATGAATGCGCTTAGCTGCGGGAATTCGTGTGATCTTTCCGTGTCGCAATGTGAATCCCTTCACTGCGGATTTGCGAATCATGCGCTGAACTTTTCCCTTGCGAATACGGCGTCTAATCAGAATTGTGCGCCCTTGTTTCATTCGATTCGCTTCCGTAAACATCGACTCGGTAATCACTTTTCTGAGCACCGCGAGCTTCTTCTCCACGATCTGATTGAGGAACTTCTGAATCATGGCACCAGCATCAATGAAACGGCCCTCGGCAATGAGTGTCACGGCGTTCATTACTTAACCTGGCGCCAAGTAAAATCAAGCATACGATTGAATTTTCCTTTTGAGTGTTCCAGGGCATCCGCAAACTTCTTGCGATTATCAGGGTGCAAGGCTCCATGCACAGTGAGTAAGGCATTGGCGGTTGTGGGGTCTACCCTCGTCTGAGACCCGTCTTTGTGATACAAAGGCTTATTCGTAGCGAATGCTTTCACTTTCTGTAAATGACTGATGACATCTTCTTGAATCACGTCTTCTTTGACCGTCTCTACCTTAACCTCACGCTCATACTTCTTAGATCGTAGGCGCATCGTGGTGAGTGCCTTTTTGAAATGGGGGAGCGCCGTCGAATAATCACCTTTGTTCATGGCATCGAGGCCTCGTTGCTGCCTGGCATGATAGGCGCGAGAGGCCACAGGGATCGAAATTTCGTTGACGACTTCTTCTTTGTGAAAATGTGATTCAAATGGTGTCGGGTGCGAATCGGTATATTTCTTAGCCGCGACATCTGGTTTGTGTCCTTGCTTATGAAGAGAGTGGGCTGTATCCCAATCTATTTTCCCAGTGTGTGCAGCATTCGTATCAAGGACATGATCTTCAAAATCCCCAGCCCACTGTTCGTATTTTCTTTGTGCACCATAATAGGCTTTTACCTGTGATGGGTGACTCAGATCCCTCATTTCCAACACTGTTTCTTCGTTCAACTCTTTGCGTGTATACCCTGTGCGTTCATTGTGGACTACGGCAGCATGGGGCACCTTATAGTGAAACCCACCGCGGTTCACAACTAGGTGTTCGGGCATCACTTGCTTGACTGTTCCGACTCGAAGATGTCCTTCAGTACCCAGTCGATAGCGCACGGTGTCTCCAGGTTGATGCTCCTCGTTTATGTTGACGTTGACTGGGCTCACAACACTTTCCACCCCACTCCCATAAGGAATCGAGAAGTACTGGTTCAGCTTGTCATTGAAGTATAAAGCAACCATCGTGTTGTTTGGGAATTGTCGTACGGTCTTACGTCTGAGAATCAGAATGTTCGGGGGCATTGTGGTGTGTGCAACACTTACATTCTCATCGATCAATTCAGCGCGAAGTTCAGTGAATTCTTTCAAGGGTCGTCGTTCCTTCTTGTCCATTCTCGCATCGTCGAGGTCTGTCTTGACCTTCGAGGAACGTCGGTAACTGTCAAGACTTCTTGCAGCTTTGAGAGAACGCTTATTGACCGCTTCGTGGGAAAACTCTTCAGGATACTTCATTACACTCCGGGTTCGCCTGCATTCGCGGCTGCAAAGAAACGCTTGTGATCGAAACGAGGATTCTGTGCCTTGAAAATTCCTGCATGATGAGTTGCGAGTTCCTTGCGCTTTGCAGCACTAGGATGGGCCTTAATCACGTCTGCGACTTGTTGAAAATCTTTACGGGTGGACATTTCATCCAACTGTTCAGATTCTTCCAACTTAGAGGCGGCCCTAGAAATACCTGATGAACGTGTCTTTTCTTTTCGATTATGAGTTATCATCGCTTGTGAGGTATTGTCTCTCAATTGAGAGGTCCTATACATCGGCTTTCCGGTGTAATATCCAGACATTCCCGCATGGTGTGCTAAATCGGGGACCGCGTTACCAATATATCTCTTCAGTGTTCTCTTGCTGAGTTCGTCGATCTGCTCAGTCTCTTCTGAGAGATTATCAGCAGTAGGGGCGAACAATGTTTGAGCGATTTCCTGCTTGTAGCCCTGCATTGCATCCAACACGCGAGCACCCATGAGATCATTGAAAATTGGGGTTGCTTCACCTGGCTGCTGATTGGCGATAAGTGTGATGAAATCACAGATTGGCGCGAATTGCTCGTGCATATTATTCTCCTTCTTTTCTTTGGATGCTTTGTTGAGTTGTTTTTTTACTATTTTTGAACGAATTTTCGAGGCGAGTGCTCTGGACTGTTGGAGGTCTCGTTCTTCTTTCAATGCACCATGAACTTTTTCTAAGTGTGCGGCTAGATCGGCTGTAGTTTCTCCATATTTATGGTCACCATTTTTTTGATAGTGGGCCCATGTCGCTCCAGCGGGGTGTAGAATGGTGCGGTGACCACTGGGGTGTGTAAAAATTTCCTGTGGACGATTAGGATTTTCCTTATTATCCGAGGTGTGTTTATAACCATGTTGTTTGAGGGTGTTTTTATTGCCCCCACGCCTTTTAATCCGTGCCTCAGGTCCCTCACCCGCATAAGTAGAACTAAACTGGCTTCCAAAACCCGAATGGGCCCGCGCTCCCCCCGGTTGATAATTAGCCTCATGCCCACCAAAATGTGGTCCCCGTTCTTCTTTCATCAGTTCTTCTTTCATCAGTTCTTCTTTCATCAGTCTATTGGTTGCGTGTTTGATACCCGTGATTCTCTTGGAGACTTTGGACTTATCTTGTGCGGCCATCGCTCGGTTATCGACACCCCTCTTCGCTCCGTAGTATCCGAGTTGTGCAGAGTGCTTCTGGACTGAGGACGCAGACTTCTTCACATAGCTTCCGAGTGTGTTCTTGCTGAGTTCGTCGATCTGTTCGACTGCTTCCTTCATTGGTTTGAAACTTGTGTAAACATCTGATGCTGTATGTTCTGGGTGTGCTCTCAAGTATCGTTCTTTTGCTTCCTTTGCAGTCTTTGACCATGAGGTCGTCGCCATATATTTGCCCTTATGGAAGATTTGGATTTCCTTGTGGTCCCTCTTATCACCATACTCAACAGCTTCCTTCTTGAGTCCCGTTTGGGGAACGGCTGCAAGACACTTATTACAGAGAGGTCTACCTGTTTCGGGATGCTTTTCGCTTGCGCTTCTGTTGCACTTATAGGTGGAACAAAATACGGGTCCTTCAGTGAGCATGTCGCGTTCTCCAATAGTTGTCGAGCTTACAGTTATTTATGTAATTCTTATCGTCGCTTGAATGCTTTTTCTACGGACTTATCTAACCCCGGGGTTCGTGATTCGCTTGGTTGTTCCCCTGTGTCCTGCGTGTTGTCCTCAGGTGTCTGCTGTGGGAACGCACCAGCTTGTCCTGCGGCCCCACCTGGACCCCCTGGACCCCCTGCACCGGGCATTCCACCGGGCTGCTCTCCTTGCATACCAGGAAGGGCAATCGGCAACTCTCCACGCTTTGTCTCTTCCTCAATTTCATCTGCAATCTCTTCAATTTCCTCATCGTCCTGATGCAGGACATGACGCTTGACCCAAATGTTGGAATAGTATGTGCCAATGAACGGTTGCACTTGCAACAATAGCGTGACTCGTTCACGTAGCAATTCTGCATCACGCATTTCAGCAAAATTGTTGTCGCTCTTGAAATCGTAGGAAATTTGTTCGCGGAAGATTCCCCACTCTTCCAAAGAACAGACCCCCGTGAGGACCATCTGCTGCTTGAGGGCTTCATCGAATACACGAGAAAATTTATTACGGAGACGGTGAATGAACTTGTTGAACTTGACTTCATCGCGTGTGATTTCAGCGACCCGTCCGAGACCCACCATTCCACCACCGGCTTGCTGTGCATCCAATCGTCCAATGGGCACATTCAAAGACTTGTAGAGCTTCTTTTGGAAGTATTCGACATCTTCCATGTGTCCGAGATTTTCACCACCAGGAAGTGTGGTGATTTCCGTTCCCTTGGAGCCTTCACGACGAGGAAGCCAGAAATCTTCCAGCATGGAAAGGTGCTTACGTTCATCTCTGAGTTCACCAGTATTCGCATCATAGACCAGCTTATTACGGTACTTCGTCATGATGTCTTTGAGATACTGTTCAGCTTTTTGTTTCGGGAGTGTGCCCACGTCGATGTAGAATATGCGGCGTTCGGGTGCACGAGAGAGACGATAAATGACAATTGCATCTTCGATCATGCGAAGTTGGTTCAGCGGCTTAATGGCTTTGTGCAGCCAACCGATAACCATGGTGGACTTCGCATCAAGGAGCCCTGATGGAACGAACACGATGGAGTCTGTTGCAATACGGGTGCCCTGATTAACTGAAGCGGTATAGGATTGCGCTGTAAGTCCACGATCATTGTAGACGTAGTATTCGGAAATCGCCTTGATGAATTCTACCCCAGTCTTAGGATCGCGGTCCTTGAGGATTTCACGGACTTTGCGAATTTTGCGAGGATCGATATAGCGGAGTTCGAGCACCCCATCCTTGGGCTTTGACTTATCAATGACGACTTGAAAATACAGTCGTCCATCGACATACCAACGCTTGAACAAGTCCTCACCGAGGTCTTGAAAACTGAGCATTGTCTTGATTTTGTCAAAACCTTCTTGGATTTTCTTCTTGATGTTTGACGCGATTAGGAGTTTATCGAGATTGATGGTCACCACTTCACCATCATCATCTTGCGTGACTGCTTCTGTGATGATTTCTTCAATCGCTTCTGAACACTCAGGATGTAGGGACATTTCGCGGTAGCGGGTGATGAGTTCCAGTTCGTTCCGAACAGAACCCTCTAAATCTACGTAGGTCCCGTAATAACTTCCCTGAGTTATCGTAATAGCGCCATCATCTATTTTTTCTTGAGGAATGACGAGGGCTTGCTTCTCAGGATTCTCTAGTTTTGTTACATCAGGAGTTTTTCCTAATGAGTACCCAAATAATGTCCACGCCAAAAGTCACCAACTTTCTTTAGGTATATTTACCATGACGATAATTGCCATTGAGTTTCCCTCTTGTCTGAGGTCTCGAAACTCCTATCTGGGCTTCACGAATCTTTTTCTTGTGGTCCTCTGATTTAGGAACCCCGCTCTGAGTGGCACTTCTCTTTTTATTTGATTTCTTCGATTGGGGTTTACCGTAACAAGGATTATTTATACCAAGATTTCTTGCTCTTTGTGCTTCTCTTTGCCCTGGTCTATTCCATCGTTCTTGGGCTGCGATCCTCTGCTTCTCTATTGTTTCCGGCGTTCTCTTGCGACCTTTCGTTGACCTGCCATTCATCCTCAAAACTTCCAAGACCACTTCCTCATGCCCAATGATTCCCGCAAGTCCTCTTCCTGCAATAAAGTCCTCTGTAAAAGCATTCAATTCAAAAAGAAGGAGGTGGGCTTGAGCATGTTGTGCCAGTGTAAGCCAAACAACATTATGGGGGGTATTGAAATCTTTGTCGTGGCGAGTAGCGTTAGGATTGATTTTCCTTCTCCACTCATGTAGCGGTACAATATGGTGTAAATAGCGCATAATAAAGTAAAAAACGGGGCGCCGAAGCAGCCCCCAGTCCTTTAGACGATAACAGTGTTGTCTTTTGCTACACTTGTAAAATACTGGTATGCTAGGGTCACTGAGAATTCTTCAATCGTATCATTCGATCCCCAATCCACATCGATCTGCGACACGTCAACAGGAAATATACCTGTGAACGTGTATGTCTTCAACACGTCGCCTGTCTTTGAGAACTGTTTAACGAGGGCTTCTGTCGCGTATCCGAGTGAGTTTCCTGCCCATTGGTCGCGGACGTTCGTGACATGGCGGTTGATGCCGTTCATCCACTTCTCAAACGCATTGCGTATTGCAAAATCTTCATCGTTGAGGATAGAAAGTGTCCATTCTGGGAATGTGCGATTTCCAGCCAGCTTCGTTTCACGTCCAAAGTACATCACGGGGATATGTCCAAGGGTGGACCCTGGTAATGATGCTGTCTTGCACATGAAAGACAACTTACGGTTTGCAGAACCCGGATTGATGAATGTAGGGAATGATAGCTGCACTTCAAAGAGGTTTGGACGTGCGCCATCCCCCTGCATTTGTGATCGGAATTCGTAGACATTGAAGCTCACGGCAATACTCCTTCGTTATGCGCCCTTCGCGCGGTTCTCTTTCCAGGGAAGCATCTGCAAGTTATTTATGTGACTCTTTGATAACCATACGCGGATTTCACTCGTCCATGATAAAGACTGTTCATATTTCCCGCACTAAGTAGTTCTATCTAGAACTTTCCCACAATTTCGTCAAAGGAAACTCCGGTTCTTACAGCAACAAAATTAAGTTGTATGAAGTTAATGCTTCGTGCAGGCTTAATGTAGATGTCTCCAATGAACTGGTTGGCATCGACCACTTGTTGTGTGTTGTTCGTTCCATCTGCCACAACACGGAAATCAAAGATACCCCTACGCCCCTGTACATCGCGTAGGAATGGGTTCACAAGTGCAAGGAATGCGGCGCGTGTAAATTCATCATTGAATTCAAACAAGCTAAACTTTGATGCACGAGCAATCGACTTTTCCAACACAATGAACAGACGACGTACATTGATTCGATCAAATGCACTTGGTTTGCTCAACAATGTTTTGTCTCCGTAAAGGATCGTACCATCACCAGGGAAGGAGACGACTGGGTTGATTCCGCTCTTATAGAGGTTATCGCGCTCCGCTTGTGTTGGGTTCCAAGCAAGCTTAATGACATTCTTGATCTGTCCACGATCATATCCCGCTGGTGAGAACCAAGGATCGCGGGTCGCATCTGTACGAACACAGAGTCCTGCGATGTCTCCGTTCAGTGGAATGTAGCGGTAGACATCGTTATATTTGTCATACTGATACTTCCAATTGCAATCAAGGACTGCATAGCTGGACGATGGAAGAGAGTTACGGAACGTCACAACAGAATCCGACTCAAATCCAACGTTATTGACCACGCTGTCGCGTGAAGGACTGAGGAACGCTACACAATCGCGGCGCACTTCAGCAAGGTTATTGATGATGTATGTGCTGACAGTCGCATCAGCTTCTCCTGCTACCAAGAGACTGACATCAACGATGTCAGCGTTCTTGTACAAATCCCAACCACGCTGCAAGTCACCATCTGTGACAGTCTGATCGGTTCCACCTGTGAGGCTGAAACGTCCCGCTACAGTCACATCTGTAAAAGTCGTTCCTGTGACAGTGTTGCCCCAATTAGTTCCCAGTGGGTCAAAGTCTCCGAAGTAGATATAGCGCGAACTGTTGAAGAGAACTGTTGGGTAGTATAGCGATGATCCGTCATTCGACTTGACATCGCTACCCTTGGAGAGGAACGGATACTTTTCTAGGACATATCCTGCTGTACCTGTAAAACCAGCATCTTCGTCAAGGACAATGATGTGCAATTCATCGTTCGCTCCACCCTTACCTGCTGCGTAGCTGGACGTACCAGGAGCGGAATCAAACTGATCGGCATATTCCCACTTGCGAAGGATCATCGTTGGAGCGGTGATCGCTACAGTTAAGGCACTTGACAATACAATTGCAAGGGAATTCGCTGACGCGACCTGGAGGTAGGGGTTCGTGCCCAACTTTACATAATCACCAGGACGGACGTGGGTGGAGGAGTTTCCCAACGTATTTACTGTCGTGGCTCCAATGCTCGCGGCATTCGCAGTTGCTCCTGCTTGTAGGGTTGCGTTGCTTGAGAACACATTCGCGCTTCCGCAGACAGAAACCTTGAGGTTGTTACCAAGAGCACCCGCATAGCGAGCGGCAAACTGTCCGAAGTCACCCTGTCCAGTGTAATAGTTCAGTTCATAGACATCTTCGTTCTTGATCTGCAAAGGGGCTGCTGCTGCTGTGTTTGCTACTGCGTTGAACGAGAGTGTGTTTGCAGAGCGTGTCGTGCGAAGTTGATTGCCGTATGCAAGGAAGTTCGCGGCACAGAAGAATCCTATGAAGGTGTTGGAATTAGGAAGTCCGAACGTATTGCGTAATTTGACTTCCGTATCAACCAGGTAACGCACTTCTACTGGTCCCCAAGTGAATTGACTTACAATAGCCCCTGCGCTTACAGAGATAGTCTGAATGACTGTAGTTAAGTCAACCTCGGAAATATTTGTGCCTGGGCTGAGTTGAAAAGACATAGTGGTGCTCCTTCATGGGAAGAGTAATAAAGATTATGAACTTAGTTCGTGCAGTTATTTATGAATTGCGTGATTTCATAGACCCTGCGACCTTTTGACATAATTAACCATGAAATTCCTCATCTCATCCTGATCCATGCCCCGTGTTGTCACCCACAGTTCTCCATCTTCAACGGTAAAGGGGTCTTCTAATCCCGTATCTATAATTCCGAAAGGTACAAGGTCCGTTTCCGTCATGGCCATCTGCTCATCCTCAAGAGCTTTCCTGATGTCGATTGCTGCTCCCTGAGATTCGCGGAAATACTTTTGAGTGACTAACCACGCAAACATAACAAGACACATAACTAGGTCATCGTGCTTACCTGATTCCGCTTTGAACGTCTGTAACTGCTGAGTGAATGTGCTGAGTTCTGAGATTGTCGCAAAGTCGTCCAGCAAGAGCTTATCCTGCTCGATCAATGTCTTGAGGTTCAGGCACCCAATGCGCTTAACGGATTCTGTCATGCGGAGACCCAATCGCATCGTTTTCTTATATCCAGAAGAAATCTTGGCCCCCTGTTTCTGTGAGCTTTCGAGTTTGAAGATGTTTTCATACTCTAAGTCATAATGCAGCATATCCACGATCTGCTGTCCGTTATCGTTGATTTCTACGAGAACAAACGCATGGTTATAACGAATCGCGGCATTATAAATCAAGTTCGGGAACACAATGGGGTTAATAGAAGCACTGCTGTACTGTGCTACTGCCCTGTAAGGTATCTGAGAAATGTCGATTACCCAGAAGGCGGACGCATCTTGGTTCAATCCCCTTGCGGGATCGACACAAATCACATACCCGTGGTCATGTCTGGGTTGCTCATAGACCTTCCATGATCCCTCAACAAAAATGGGCTGCTTGTGACTCATTATCATTATGGCGAGTTTGGCGCCTGAAATGAGTGTGTTGGACGATCCAAGGAATTCACAGAGTACTTCCTGTCGGAACTTTTGTTCACCGAGGGTTCGGTGTTGTTCCTTAAACCACAACATGTCTCGGTCAGGTACTTTGTCCCAGGTGTACTCAATCGGTACAAAGTCATTTTCGTGATTGATCGCTTTGGTCCAGAATTCGCAGTAATGGTTCAGACCATTTGGTGTTGACGCCATCAGGATTTTTGTTTCTTTTCCCGATGAAAGGGTGGGGAAGGTTGAGGTAAAAAACTCTTCAGCAATGTTATTTGGGACGTGGGCAAACTCATCCATGAACACCATCGAAAGTGAGAATCCACGAATGGCGCTTGAACTGGTCGCCGCGGCGAGAATACGTGATCCATTCTCAAGGGTGATGGATCGCTTGTTCCATTCTACAATACCCTGCTGAATAAAGGAGGGTATATTCTCGTACATGAGTTGAATTCTGCCAAGAATTTCTTGAGCGATTGGAGCCTTGTTCGCCAGGATTGCACAGACTTTATGTTTCTGAAATAGGATATACCAGAGGAAGAACGCCGCTGTCGTTGTCGTATTGTGGGTCGGTATGAGAGTGGAACCAGCAAGAAACAGATGAGACTCATTATCTACCTGTAGGCAACGAACTGGTGTGCTATTTATTGGGGTGATGGATGAAAGATAGAGTCTTGTGTTTTTTGGATGATTAAGATATCGCTGCTTCTTAGATTTCCTTTCAAGAGAAAATACAGGAAATTTAGGCATGAAGGTAACTGTATAGTACGTTTCTCCTTTAACAATCTTGCTATGTAGGGTGGATTTGACTCCCAAAGAAGATAATAGCGTTCTGAATGATTCAATGAGGTGCTTTCGTTTTTGATACCACTGACACGTTCCTTGTTTATTTGTAACACTACCATCCGTGTCCATCAACCCCTGTAACAATAAAATTCTGTCTTTTTGTGTCGCAAACATATAATTATGCGGAATGTGTTTATTGCCCAGCAACTGATTAAGCCTTAATTTCTTATGCAGGTTCTTGATGTTTGCCGTAAGCACATTATCATTTCTTTTATCCGTGTAAGTGGATAGAAATTCCATAGTTTGCTGATAGTGGGAAAAATCATCCTTATGGCATGTTATTCTTGAATCCCACGAATTTCCATCTCCTAACCACACTCCCAAAATATAGGGGTCAATGGGTAATGGAATACCTTTTGTAGGAAATTCTACAGCCGAAGTAAAATTTATGTAGGGTTTATTGGTATGAGTGAGGTATGGTTGCAATTCCTCAGTAGTTAATATTTTCTCCCTTCCATCCCAATTGCTCGAATGAACCGTCCAGAGGTGTTCCGCATCTGCATTGATCGCGTCTCCATTGCTAAAACGTACTTCATAACATGGTCTACCGGTCATAACCTCGGTGATGAAGGTTACTCTCGTAGGTTTTCCATCGGCTCCAAATATATGATCCCCCACAGAAATGTCACTGAGAGGTTTGAATCCATTGATAGTGAGTATGGGTGTACTAATATCTAGCGCCTTACCCATCTGACGAGGAAGTTTGACAATGACTTTGCGTTCGATGAAATACGTTTCAATGATTTCCTTTTGAAAATCATACATCTCAAAGGGAATTACGCCGCGGTCGACGTGGACAATCTGACAATACTTTGTGATGAAATAGACGGGATCATGACTACACTTGATCCATTCGTTGATTTGGACCTGCGAAAATTCCTCTTGAACCCCGACTCGCTTCAGTCGTGGATTTTTGAGATAGAACTTCTCCTGAACTGGACGTATCTTAAATGTCAGTTTTGGAACTGACTTCGGCTTCGACGACGTTGTTGGCATACTTCAGTTCTCTTTTTAGTTTAATAATATCCTGAAGGTCCGCAGTGGAACCTATAAAAACGGCTTGTTCAATATGAACGCCAGTCTCTTTTGAGGTTGTTGGTGGTTCGACTAACAATGCTTCCTGCTGATGGACAATCATCAGATCATGACTGAGTTCAGAGAGTGATTTGAGCATATTGCTGATAACTTCATAGGAGCGGGGCGTTCTTACCTCGCGGGCAATCTCAAGAAGTTCTGTGATCGCTGTTGTTCCTTGGGCAATCAGTTGTCGGACGTTCCTTCGTGCTTCCAGCGCATCGGCTTGGATAGAGTTATTCGTGCTTGCAGAGACATCCGGTGTAGGGACAACAACTATGTTCGCATTCTGTGCCTGGGGTATAGGAAACTCCACATCAAGTATCTCATTCAAATTCATAGTTCACCCATTATGCGTTAGGAAATTCTTTGATAGTTGTCGAATATCCGTAGTCAGTGTATTGGTTCGCGGTGATAGGTTTCTGGGTAATCCAGATGGACGCTTCTTTCTTCGGCACAGTTTCGACACTCAGCACAGTCCAATGGGCTCCTGTTTCAAGACCCCACACGGATTCTCCGACACTGAGCACTCCTGTCATGTCAGAGAAGTAAATTGTATTCGTTGTATTGGCCCAGTCATAGACTGTTCCAGTGATATTGCGTAATGGGGCTCGCATTGGCTCCGTCTGTCTGAAGTCTGTTATCCCGTTAGCGAGTACAACTTTCTGTAACGTCTTGTTGTTCACGTCCTCGTAAATATTCACATAGACACCACCAGTTGTCGCGTTTGCATTGGCGGCATTCGATGTAACACCCATGATGATAGCAGTATTTGAAACAGGTCCAAAGAGCCATCCCTTCATCGAAAAAGACAAGTCCCAAGTAATCAATCGTGCGGAAGAGAACTCCCCTTCATATATGGATCGATCCGAAACTTCTTTGAGAATGATTGGAATATCCTTAATAATCTTGACTTCCTCGGATACTTGTGCAGTGAGTGTGTAATCGGGAGTGAAAAATGGGAGGATTTGTTCGAGGATTTGTAATGAATCTTCTATGTTGCGTGCATATACCGATAGTCCGAATTCAAAGTTATAGGGAATTCCTACGTACTGTGATTGAGGATTTGCTGCTCCCAGTGGATTGTTGGACCTGTGTCGGATAGTAGATTGCTGTTTTCGACTCTGATCGTAACTAAACGACATTAACTCAAAGGACATCCGAGGCAATGTAGTGGCAATCGATTTCGTAAGCGTTGGATCGCTCTGTAACCGTGTGATGAACTTTTCCTTCGGAGAGTAAGAAATGGGGCACTTCTGTCGCTCCTTTTGGACACGATCATATGTCTCTCTGACATAGAATATGTCATTGAAGAGTCCGCCAAAGAGAGCGACATACTTGCGTATTGTGCGATGATAGAATGGTGAATGCCCTAGCGTAAGTCACCAATTTTTCTCTTTTGCCATGATGCAATCATAGCCTGACGATGCTTTTCCTTGTAAATGGGATCAGCATGACGGGTGATTGCCGCAGAAGAATAATTTTTAGTATCGCTAGGTTTCTTTGACATTCTCGTTCTCATACGCCTAGTTATGGATCACCAAAGGGGTTGCTTTCTGAAAAATCAAGTATCGCGCTACTCTCGGTCTCCAAAATTTTATTGTCAATAGCATCCTCAAATTGAGTATCCAGTGGGGTGTTCGTATCGAGAGTGGTCATGATCCAATTGGCTCCGCTGTTCGCACCATGAACGTTTGCTGTATTCGCAAAAAGTCCATTGACGAGGGCGATACTGAGTGTATTGGACGACGCATTCCATGTGTGCGCGGTTCCAAACGCATTTGCGTAGGCGAGATTTGCTCCTTGGTAAACAAGCTCATTGTTCGCCACATCGAATGTTCCAGAACCAGAAGTCAGAATCAAATCGGTCAATTGATATGCTTCTAATATCTGATCGTCCACTTCATCAACCCCAGTCTGAATTTGTTCATTTGAGAATACAAACTGCTTCATACGAAGAGCCCACACAAAGACGTTGCCCCCCCGGCCCCTTCCCAATGTATAGAACATCGCTTGTTTGTCTTCGTGTTCAACAAAGGTGATTTCCATGAAGTTCTGTAGCAGAGGAATGTAGATGATGTCCCCTTCTCGCGGTCTCGATAATGGAATAGAAAATATAAATCTTCGGCGACTAACAAGGAGGGTCATTTCATCGCGGATTTCTAGACCGAACTTACTGATGATGTCCCCCATCCCCTCCATTCCACTAACGTTCTCCATATACATTTCCACTATAAATGCGCTTCCGAAGGTCTTCATTTGATCTTCACCCATGAGACGGTCGATCTTGTCACGCGATTCACGAGGTATGTAATAGATATCCATTCCACGCACTTTCATTGCTTCTATTACCAAGTCCTCAATGAGCAATTGCTCATTGGTGATCTGTTCTGGAAAATTATTGAAAAATGGATTCACTGCCATTGTCTGTAGTCCTTATGAGAATGAACTCCCACAACCACAAGTGCTTTTCGCTTGAGGGTTCTTGATCGCAAACCCCGATCCCTGGAGTGTGTCTGTGTAATCAATCTCTGCACCCTGGAGCATGTGTGCGCTTTGTGAGTCAATCACAACTACCATCCCATCCTTCTCAATCGTCGTATCGTCTTCCTCAATTTTCGACTCCAATGCCATTCCATAGGAGTAGCCGTGACATCCCCCACCTTTCACGTAAACACGAAGACCCTTCGCGTCTGGATCATCAACCATGAATGCTTTGATTTTAGCTGCTGCGGCTTCAGTAATAGTAATCATCATGCTATCCTATGTAAAAATCATTCGGAAGGGTGTTCAAACCAATAAACTCTTGCTTCATTTTTTCGATATCTGCCACAGCTTCATTGTAAATTTGCTGTCCATTCAAAGTCGTTCCACCTGGCAACATAATGTTTCCGAACTTCTTAAGATTTTCCCCCCATTGACGCTTGATAAATGCGGTTCCCAAATCCTTCAATACACGGTCCCCCCACACGTCACTATTTCCCAACTGATAAGCTGTAAGCCCCGTTTCCGTACTTGCAAACGTCGTCATGGTATTCATGGACAAATTTGAGGAAATTCCCTGAACCGTTGTCGCCACGTTCCCACCCGCCGTTGTGATGAAGACTTCATCCCCAGAAATGAAGTATCGGTCAAACTCTGTTCCCGCAGCACCAGTCACGATGCTTGATCCTGCTGCGACACTCACTGTAGTTGGTAGTGTGAATTTATCACCGACAATCTTTCCGTAGCATTCTAGAATGACATAGGTTCCGAGATTCAGGTCCATCTCCCAATTGATGTCGAGCATCAATCTGTTTCTATGACGCTGAAATCTGAATTGTGGAGTACCAGAGAAGAGAAGATTCAGCGTTCTCAAGTGCTGCATTGTGATTTCATAACTGACGTAACTGACGCTTGTAAAGTCATAAAGATCGTGCAGCCTCAACTGATAGCGAAGATCGAACATATTCACAGAGGAGGCAGAATCGTCGAATGGCATCACTCCGCTGATCCCAATGATCTTATCGGGTATTTGGAGATACTTATTTCTCAAATCTGCTTCAGTAATCTTGTGCTTGAGATAGAGCTTTTCTGTTCCATCATAATGATAATCCGTCCAAAATTCTAGTGCTTCATCAACCCTATCATCGACTTGGTCATCATCAACATTGATGTCAATGACTGGTTGCCCAAGTCTGCGTTTACAGTAATCGATGAACTGTTGTCTTGTTTCAATGGACGCCATGAGTGTTTTCCCCCTTCTTCCTTTATTTATACCTGCACAAACCGCGCCCGCTTAATAAACGCCACACCTGATTGGTAGGTTCCGTCACCTGCTGGAATAGCATCTGTAAGAACAATATTCGTTCCGTTACTTACTACAGCGATTGTGGTAGCGTGCCAGTGTTTGGCATTTGAGTATATCAAGGTATTCGCCGACCACCCAGGAACAAGAGCCCCATAGAGTGTGTTAGCTTTAACTAGCAGAACGCCGTCTCCTGCGAGCCATCCAGTGGTGGAGGCAACTTTGACATCATTAACACTGTCTGCATTGGCAGTAAGAGCAACGAATGACGTGCTGTTGCATATCCACCCCTCTACTGTCGGAGAAGCGCCTCCCCGTGCAGAATTATAAATGATTTCTCCTGCCGAAATATCTAGGAAAGCGGTGGTAGGAGTCGTCGTGTGCTGTCGATACATGATCTGATTGGCCGTGCCATCGAATCCCTGAAACTGATTGCTGTGAATGATATCTTTCCAAATTCTTCCTGTCGTATCATGCGCTTGAGAAATGCCTTGTTTGAAACGTCCCAATTTCTGAGGAGAATTCGGACTTGGGTTCCGTGAATTACCCATAATATTATCCACGATCCTACATCCATGTGAGAACGAAGTGAGTACAATACAGGCCCCCTCATCCCCGTTGAGGTCTGTTGGGTCTCCTAGATTTCCGTCAAGGATGATATTATTTTCGATAACTGCTCCGTGGGTAAAGTTAAAAACCATCCCAGCACCGTTAGAAGCAAGTAATCTGTTGCCACGAATAACGGGTCTAATCAAAACTGACTGCTCATCGACACCAAGGAAGTTGAGTTGTACTCCCTTCCCTCCACGAATCAGGTTATCCTGGAATGTCACGGTTCCTGTTCCCAATCCTATTCCTGCTGGTCCGAAGGATTCTGGTTGATCGAAATAGGAGCACCACACAGGAACAAACCAATTACCTGTAATCTCATTATCGGAAACCAAAATATCTGCACGTACAGAATTACCATAAACGGAACTGATATAGATTCCATAACCCCCTTTAGCGGTCCCGGTCTCCGTGTTTTCTTCTTCGCGATTAACTTGATTCGCAATGATGTTGAAATACTGATCCCGAAACTGACCTCCTGAAGCCTGTGAATTAACGAGAATGCCGTAATTCATACCTTTAGTAACAAGTATTTGATTATCGCTAAGAGTGAGTTGACTTTCAGTTGAGATAAAAATGCCTACGGTTTTTTTATCTCCCTTCCCCTCTGCAATGAATTTATTGTGCGAAATGAGTAGGTTTTGCGATTGTCCATCTCCCTCAAAGATTCCATAACCAACTCCTGTGCTTTGGTTTCCATTATCCACACTAGAGTAGATATTCTTAAAGACACTGTGGGTGACTGTTGTGTTGTTGGCGTACCGATCATAAATTCCAACTGGAAACAGAGTGGTATAGTTGTTTGCTGCGACCGTGTGTTCAAATCGGCATCCAACAACTTTCGTATCTTCACAGAACTGGGTTGCTGCACCAGTACCAATGCCTGTCAAATAGACTGAGAATTCAAAATTTAGAAAGGAACTGTTAATTATAGAGGTGTTTTTGCAACGTTCAAGATACACCCCCATATTAAAGAGAAATTGACCAGCATTGATAAGATGTCCACTGCCTCGTATTTGATCTACTAATATATTGCTGCAATCCAGGGCAGTTATGAGTGCTCCGTACCCTTCAAAAGCTAGATCGCGGATAGTGATGTTCGTACAATTTGCAGCCGCGAAAATGTTGTAGAAAAAGTTACCACTATCATTCGGTATCACCCCGGCTCCATTTCGGGCTTTGAGAAGTGTGCCTGCTCCTGAACCCTTGATAATGGTATTGCTGGTTACGTTGTTTGTAGTTGGTTCCCATCCCCCCACTCCACGGTCAAGTAAATATGTTCCGTTTGGAATTTCAAAAATTCCTCCAGTTCTTAGTGCTCTGGAGGCTCTGTAAAAATCTTTGGAATCTGAATTGACCCCATTTGCGACGACACCGAACCACTGTGGGATAGATTTTTTGGATAAGCTAGTGCCGAAATCCACATTTCCAGAACCACCGAAAAGTTTGTGCGGCTCCTCATTGATTGCACTGTCAACCGTAAGAGTGACACCCGTTGATATTGTAATCACACCTCCATTGACGAAGAACAACTGTACGTTTGCGGGAACTGTGGTGTTTGAGGAACAACTCGAATTGTTAGAAACGAAAATAGTGTTACCGTGCGCTGAAGCTGCTGCAATTGTTGCTTCGAAAGTTCCATAATCGGAAGTCTGGACAACTCCTAATATTGTTCCGTTACTGTTAATGTTACTGCTCACTGAAATCCAGTTCATCCCACTTCCATTGGAAGTGAGCACGGTACCTGGGCTCCCAGGAGAATTGTTGGCGAAAATCGTACCTTCAATAAACACGCTTCCATTTACAGAGAGTCTGTGTTGTGGAGATGAATTTCCAAGACCAAAGAACCCCGTGTTTGCTTCAAAGATTCCAACCAAGGCTTCGATTGGGTCCGCCGGCCTCCAGATATAAAATCCTATTGGACTGTGGCCATCAGCCGCGTATGTGGTGAGATTGAGAGGACCACCACCGCTCCACAGTTGCGTAGTAAGGGGGGTCTGACTTGGTGATGTAATTTCAGATGCTAGATTTGAGCAATAAAAAGTAAATCCTCCATAACGACCCCCGAAGTCCTGTTCTCCCAATTCGTAACTGATTGAGCTTTGGGTGTTCTGATTGGAAACAAAAGTTCCAGGAAAACCAGAGGCATCACGGTTGGTGTGGATGTCAAAAATGTAATTTGGTGCAGGGAACACTCCTCCAAGCCGCCTCGTCCCTCCAGTGATAGGATCACCGAATCCGAGCGATGTATTCCCATTGTCCCATTGAAAACGACTCGTTGCACCAAAGGTAGAACCGTTATAAAACTGAATGGCTCCTGCAAAAGCCGTATTTGGTGTTGAATTCGAGTGCTGTGTTTGAAATTCGAATCTGGAATTTGCTGCTGCATAGGTCAACACCTGGCTATCAGCAATATTAACAGAATAGACATCGGTTAATTCTACCAGTCGTGTTGCTGTTCCTCTTGGTGAAGAAGAAACTTTTGTCGTTCCTCCCTTGATTTGAACGACGACAATTGGAGAAGCCACGTTTACTCCTCAGTCCATACAACGCAATACGCATGAGTCTGTCCTGCTACAAGAGCCGCACCCGCAAAATTTAAGACGAGTTGCTGTGCGATACCACGAAGCGTAACTGGTTGTGCAAGAACAGACAATCCTTGAGCAACAGAAGGAAGCATTTCTACTGCCGCATCGTTAGTGATACCCGCCCACGTTGCAGGAATTGCCACAGGTGAGGCGACCCTCTTGATGTTCATGTTTCCGACGAGTGCTCCCGTTGTGGGGTTCGCTGTATAGTGTAAGACAACGGCAGTAGCCGTAAAGTTTGAGTCGAATGGTACAACTGTTGGAGTGACTGATGTACCCACAGTATCCGCTGTGCTTCGCTTCGCTAACACAAACGCCTGTGAACCCGCTGCTGTATTTGTTGTCGAGATGACAAAGGATAACACACGTACTGTTTTGGACGCGCTACCGGAAATCACCACCATATCGGTGGGTGTTGCTGCCGGTGTAAATGTTGAAGAGGCGCAGAATGTCGCTTTACTTTGAAAGGACACTTCCCGACCCGCCGAATCATAAAGCGTAACGCGAGCCGCTTTGCTCGTTGGATCGATTGTGAGAAGGTCTGCTGTTGCACCCGATTTAATGACCGCCATGTTCTACTCCTTGTTTTATTATTTATCTGATTCTGTCCACAAGCATGACACCCACGTAATTTGTCCTGCTACCAAGGCGGCTGCATTGAAATTCAATGCCAATACCTCTGAGAGTCCACGAAGAGTCACTTCTTGTTCAACCGTCATGTATCTGAATGCAGGAATCATTTCTACTTGATTGCTGGAATCACGAGAAAATCTATTGTACCCCAGTGCGAGACTCCCCCAAGACGCAGGTGTTGTCAGCATAGAAGCTGTTGTTTTTATATTCATCGTAGACACCAATCCTCCAAGTTGAGGAGGATTTGCAGTAAACGTCAAACAGGTCGCAGTCGGACCGATGAAACTATCCAATGATACCCCAGGAATCGGTACTGGAAGTGTCGCGGACGCAGAATAATCAGGAGAGAATCGTTTGAGCAAGAAGAAGCGCACTGATCCTGCTGCTGTCGTGGTGGTGCTGTGCGCCAAACTCAGCACACGCACAATTTTCGTTGGACTTCCTGATATCGTAAAGATATCCGTAGGATTTGCCACGGCTCCGACTGCCTGAATTGAGCAGGCAAAGGTGGGTGCTTGACCATAGGATACTTCTTGCCCCGATGTTGTGAATCGGGTAGCCCGCATTGCTTTACTGGTAGTATCTATAGTAAGAAAATTTACTCCGTTCCCCGACCTGATAATACTCATCGTTTACTCCTCCAACCATATCACGCTATAGGCATGAGTTTGTCCAGCCAATAGTGTTGCACCAGCAAAGTTAATCAACAATTCTTGACTAATACCACGAAGGACGAGTGGGTAGATAATAATATTATTATTCCACGGTAGCATTTCTACAACAGCATCCCCCGTGATCCCAGCCCACGTTGCGGGAATTGCAGCAGGAACCGCGAATTGCTTCGTCCATATAATACCCGATGATTGTACGGTGGGTGCGGTAGGATTCGCAGTATAGTGCCCAACAGTAGCAGTTGCCGCAGCATCACTGGAATCATCAGGAACTAAAGTGGCAGCAATAAAGGTTCCCGCAAGAGTAGGAGTTCTTCTTTTCACTAAGAAAAGTTGCGCTGACCCATTCGCGGTGGCTGTTGTAGTGATCTGCATAGACAACACTCTAATCGTCTTAGTAGCACTTCCAGTGATTCGCACGATATCGGTTGCAGCCGCCACGGGAGTAAATGTTCCCGTTGCCATAAACGTCTGCTTGCCCTGAAACGATGTTTCGCGTCCTGCTGAATCGTACCAACTCACTCGCGCCGAGTTCGCCGCTGCGGGAACAACCGTCAAGGTGTCTGCTGTGGTTTCATTTTGAAGAAATGCCATAGTATCTCCTATTTAACCAACCAAATAATTTATCTTCACATTTCCAGAAAACAAATCATTGTTTTCCATTGACACAAAGACAGTGAATTGCCCTGTTCCTGGTCCGAATTTGAGATCGAACTGATCCATCTCCACCTCGTCGAGGTCTTTTCCTGTCGGTGCTTCGTAGGCTATTGAACCGATGATTTTAGAAGTCGTTGTCACACTGGCGTCCACAATGATATAAGTATTCTCTGATAAGGGAATGGTTCCGAAGTTGATTTCGGTTTGTTTGTGAACCGACGAAGTGACTGCTGTGTTGCTTATCCCAGTGATATGTCCAAACGCATCCACCGTCACAGTGGGAATAAATGTACCATTTCCGTAAGTGGTCGCCACAGCACCAGAAGAAGCATGGGAGAGAGTGACTGTGCCTTTTCCATTGACTACGATAACTGGGGCTGTCTGAGCAATCGTCGTCAGATCGAAGCCTGTGTTGACTGTATTCCCGATAAGGAGTTGTCCGTTCGCAAGTCCTGTAGCGTCCTTACCAGTGCCCCCTCTTGCGACTGGGAGAATGCCTGTTGTCAAGACTCCCGTTGAGAGTCCTGCAATTGCAGTGTTGACAACTGCGGTCAAATGTCCGTTCGCGTCTACAGCAATGACAGGAATAATTGCACCTGATCCATACGAGTCAAGAGCGGTCACACCAGAACGTGCATGACTGACTGTGATTGATCCTTGTAAGTTTGTAATGATGATAGGAGCGGATTGTGCAATCGTCGCTTTATCAAGTCCAGTAGAACCCGTATTCCCGATAAGGATTTCTCCGTTCGTGTAGGCAGACTGTCCTGTACCTCCACGGACAACACTGAGAATTCCTGTTGCAATTGCGGCGGCATCTATTGCAATCGTCGTATTCACAGCCCCAGTGATATGTCCAAACGCATCGACGGTGACTGAAGGAACAATCGACGCATTCCCGTAGACTGTAGCGACGACTCCTGAAGAAGCGTGACTGAGGGTAACAGTTCCCTTTCCGTTGACTACAATGACAGGCGCGGTCTGTGCAATCATGTTGACATCAAAAGTTCCTGAAACTGTGTTACCAATGAGCGTCTGTCCGTTCGCTGTTGCAGGAACAAAGGAGACGACCCCCGTTGTCGCATCGTAATAGACAGGATAGGCATTGCTGATGTTGGCTCTGATCTGTGCTGCGGTAAAGATTGCACTGTTCGCTTTATCGAACGCTCCGTTGCCGTGGTCTCTTGCAAATTGATCGATGGCACTTCCACCTGTCGCCGCAATAGTAATAGAACCTTTGTCGTTGGTGATTGAGATACCGGTTCCCTGAGTCAGCGTTGCCACATCAAATGCACCTGAAACGGTATTTCCGATGAGTGTCTGACCATTGGCAGTCGATGGGAGAGAGATAACACCTGTGGTTGAATTGTAGTTGATCGGTGCCGTATTGCTGATATTCGCACGAACTTTTGCGGCGGTGAAATAATATGGACCCGCTGCATTTTCTGTGACATCATTCGTGTTGAGGAGAACCGCACCTATGCGACCAGCTACAGACGTGACTCCCGCTCCTGCGATACCCTGAATGCTGGTAGTAGCGTATGACGCTCTTGAATTCCCTTCCGTATAAACGGTAATGGTGACGGTGCCCCCACCACCAGTGATACGGGTTCCGTACATTTTCATAAGGAGTCGATCTGTGATAACTAGATCATACCCCACTGGATCGGTGACATTCCATGACAAAAGATCAACGGCATTTCCAGCATCAAATTGTGGGGAATCCCCTGTGCGTAAAAGCGTTTCCAAACCATTCGCCGCGTATTTGTAGAGTTCAATACGCAATTGTGCGACATGTCCATTACCACCTGTCGTAGCGTGAATGTGTCTACCATAGGTTCCCGATGGAAGGAGCGTGACATTCGGTTCACCTGGCTCCGTGATGAAGGAAGTCATGAGGACAAAGGAACTGATTGTGGTGAATGATTTTACAACCGTATTTTCAGCATGAGTCGAAGGTGCGCTCAACAGTTTATGATACGGAACCACATCTGATTGACCGGAATACTCAAAATAATATACTTTACCAGCGGTTGCACGAATAGTAACTTTACCGTTTTCATTGGTGATTTGGATACCGGAACCTTGAGTGAGATTTGCACGATCCAATCCACCAGACATCGTGTTGCCAATCAGGAGATCGCCGTTGGAATAGGAAGTCTGCCCCGTTCCCCCTAATGTCACTGGGACGGTCGTGAGGGAAACCACACCCGTAGTAGGATCATAGAGGATTGGGGTTGTATTGGAAATATTTGCTCTGATTTGTGCTGCCGTGTAGATCGCACTGTTCGCTTTATCGAAAGCTCCGTTACCGTGATCCCGCGAAAATTGATCGACAGCAGCACCTGCACCCGACGAAGCAATCGTGATCGAACCTTTATCATTCGTTATCAATATACCCGTTCCCTGAGTGAGGGTTGCCACATCGAATGCACCGGACACTGTGTTTCCGATAAGTGTCTGTCCGTTCGCAGTCGATGGGAGAGAGATAACACCTGTCGTTGAATTGTAGTTGATAGGTGCTGTATTGGAAATATTTGCTCTGATTTGTGCTGCCGTGTAGATCGCACTGTTCGCTTTATCGAAGGCTGCTTGTCCTGTGGAATTTGCTGTGTTCGCTAAGTTTCTAGCGTTTTTTATAGTTCTATACAGACCTACTTCAGTGGAGGACATAACTCTATTTGTTGCGCTACTGGCAACGGCTACAAAAATACCCAATTCTGGGGACCAAGCAATTCGTCTCCATCCTGCAACTTCTGGTTGTTGTCTGGTAGTCCATGTGATACCATTTACTGAGTGCATGATTTTTGGATTTGAACCACTGAAACCAATCGCCGCAAAGACTTTTAACTCAGGGGACCAGCTAATATCATTCCAATCACTGACTGGTGATGAACGCGAAGTCCACGTAATACCATCAGGGGAGGTCATAACTTGATTTGTTCCCGCAGATGCAACTGCCACAAAGAGTCCTAGTTCGTCCCCCCACTCAACAGAGAACCATGAACTGGCTTCAGAGGCGGCTCTAGCAGTCCACGTAATACCATCAGGAGAGGTCTGAACCCTATTAGTTCCATCTGCTGACACAGATACAAAAATTCCCAGTTCTGGAGACCAAACTGACGAGCGCCATTGATTTGGTTCAGCCGGAGTCCTATTTGTCCAGTTAATACCATCAGGAGAAGTCATCATCGCTCCCGCAGACACAACTACAAAGAGTCCTAATTGCGGGGACCACTCAACATCAACCCATTGACTAGATTGTGATTGAGTTCTCAAAGTCCAAATGATACCATCACGGGAAGTCATAACCTCTCCACCAAGAGCAACGGCGCAAAAAGTTCCTATTTGCGGTGCCCAAGTAAGTGCGTACCAAAAGTTCCCCGCTGCTGCTGAACGCGAAGTCCAGGTAATACCATCAGGGGAGGTCATAACTTGATTTGTTCCCGCAGATGCAATTGCTGCAAAAATTCCCAGTTCTGGGGACCAAGCAACCGCAAACCAGTCGGAGGTTTCAGAACAGTTTTGCGAAGTCCAAGTCCCCACAGCTACAGAAGTGGCATTCAATGAAACTCGCAGATCAAAAACGTGATTAGCTGAAACAAATCCAGAAACAATGGCATTACCGGAAATTTGTATAGCGGTGTTCACTACAGAAGTGATGTGCCCGCTGGAATTCACTACAATTTTAGGTACGGTAGCCGCATCACCATACCCCGATGCCGTGGCTCCTGAAAGTTCATGGGAAATAATACCCGTAGACTGGCTGTAGTTGATCGGTGCTGTATTGCTGATATTCGCACGGATTTGTGCTGCGGTATAGATCGCACCATTTGCTTTAGCAAATGCAGCATCGGCATTAGTGGTTGCAATGTTCGCTTGAGTGTATGAGGAAGCCGCAACAGTATTTGCTGTTGTTGCTAGAGTAAATGCAATGTTCGCTTCATTGAACGCAGCGTGTGCTGTTGTATTTGCGGTATTAGAAACAGCAAATGCAGCATCGGCATTAGTGGTTGCAATGTTCGCTTGAGTGTATGAGGAAGCCGCAACAGTATTTGCTGTTGTTGCTAGAGTAAATGCAATGTTCGCTTCATTGAACGCAGCGTGTGCTGTGACATCTGCTGCGTTGGCTTTATCTCTAGCGAACTGATCTACAGCAGAACCTCCTGTGGCCACTACGGTAACGCTGCTGTTCACGTTATCTGTCGTGAGAAGAATACCCGTACCGGCAATGAATTTTACGGTATCGGAACTACTGTGGGCGATAACATTATTTTGCCCCGCGATATTGATGGTTCCGAAGGCATTTGATGTACTTCCAGCCCCAGGATGAAATTCAAATTTTCCGTTCGCAGAAATGTAGGTGAGGACATCACCATTTGCTAGCGGAATCGCATTTACGTCTACCAATTCGACAAGTTTTGACGCATGACCACTTGGGGCCGACACTACGCTAGTTTTAGCGGTCCCTTTAATTGTTACAAAAATATCTGCTGCATCCATTTTACCTTGTAACTCCTGGACTGACGACCACTATTCCCTCGATAATCCTTTGAGTAACCCCTCCACCTGTTGTGGTTATTAGATCATAGAAGTATCGTCCTTGTGTGAGATTTGCTGTGTTGGCTCGTGTCATAGAGAGAGTAATTTCCCCGTTTGCGGAATTGGTGATGGTTGTCGTGATCGTCTCTGAAACAGATGTATAATGCGATTTCCTCATTTGAGTATTCGCCGTGTATCCAGAGAGATTTTGTGCGGTACCATCGGATTTTCTGATCGTGATGAGTCGAGAGAATGTGGAGTATTGTTCTATTTCGATTGGGACATATCCTGCCATGTTTGACCTCGTTGGTTATTCTCTCTATTTATGTGTTCTTCCTGTTAGAAGGTAAAAGAACTGACGTAAACGAACTGGTCTCCCCCAGCAACGGCATAGACGTTTAGATAATTCCACCCATCAACACTAATGATGTTGCTATAACCCAGCTTTTGGTCCGTGGCTGTATAAGTCAAGAGTCCTCTCGTCGAAACGTCTGTTGTGGAGAACGGTTGTATGTCAAAAGCCGTGCTGTATCCCATTCCGATTGCACTAAATGCGTGTTGTGGGAGACACCTTAAACGCACTGAAAGGGGGATTGGTGGACACCCCTCTATTAGGTCAAACGGCATAATTCCGGCTGGTGCGGCTCCTTGTTGATACACTAACCAATCATTCTCATGTCCCATAGAGAGTGTTCTATTATGTTGCTGATACTCCTTAAAATTACTTGAGGAATTGTTTCTAACATAGCTTATTAGGGAATACTGATTATAACCACTGGGTAAGGACAGAGAAGTTCGGTTCTGCTCTGCATTGATACTAAAATAGAGATCGGAGGGACCAGCCAATCCAATAGTATTTGCAGCAGTCATCCACTGAGATGTGTAAACATTCCATATGCGGCAATCTCCGTACCCAGAACCTAAAGTGAGATTTCCGCTTGTATATCCCACATTCGCCATCCATATTTGTTGTCCTGGGTCGAGCGGAGCCGTGTTACCCCGAATAGCCACCGTATTCGCATCCGTCGTAGTTGCTCTGTACGGCCAATCCCCCTCTGCAACGAGATGATAACGGTTACCTGTTGTAAGGTTGGTTGTAGTATCAAAGACAAAGCGAACAATCCCCGCGGTCGGTAACGTTTTCGAGGCTACTAGAACGGACGTACATAGAGGACTTCCGGTAGCATTTCCAACTCCATCATCATTTTGGAGGGAAACCCACATGTCGCCCACTGGGTTTCCCTGTCGTTCGAGGTATAAATCTACTGTTGCGAGCGAGCCCGTGTGAGTAGCAACGAAACTTTGTGATACTTTCTCAATGTAACGATCCTCTTGGGCAGAGAGACCAGCATTACCCGCTCTTAGCATTGTTATGTGTGTTAGTGTTGCGAGCCAGTGTGCATCAAGGTCACGAGATATCATACGATGCAGCAATAAAGCTTTCGCGCCCGAAGTACTGTTGCGAATAGCATACACCTCGTACCAAGCACTGGAAGACTCCACGCTGTTGCTATCAAGACCCCCCGCACCAGTAATCGTGATATCTGCAACAACGTTATCCCACCCCGTCACATATGCACCATCATTCATAAAGATTCCATCTGCATGTATGAGGAGAACTTGAAAAAGTTTCTTGGATGGGTGGTGGTGAGTGCCCATTCGCACACCCCTCCCCGATTGACTCCCCCCCGCTGACAGCCAGGATTGTTTAACAGATGAAGATGAGAACACGGAGAGGACCTGTCCATCACTTCCCACCCCAAGTCTATGTGCTGTGTTGGGTGCAAACCCCACCAATAAATCTCCCGCTGTAGTAAATATATTGGAGGTGTTATCTGCACCACTGCCACTTGAGAGGGCCGCAGTTGCGTTGTCCACATAGAATTTTGACGCTATTCCCATATTTGAAGTGGGGCTTCCAGTGACATATCCAAAGGTGATCGTCGCATTCGTGATGTTGGCTGTGTTTAACGTGGCTTGCGATATGTCGGCAACATTGATAAATGCGTTTCCGATGTTCGCAGTCTCAAAAAATCCATTCTCAAACACCCCCCTCGTAACATTCAGTGTCGGAAATTCATAGATGATGTCAAACGCTTTGTTTGCGGTGTTATATCGCAGCACCCCACCGTAGTTCACATTATTAGCGACAAGTGCTACATCATAAGACACTTCTCCTGGTGGTACCGATTTCGGTACAATTGGAGGTGGTGGAGTTGGGTTTGGGTTCCAGATAAAAGCCATTCAGTTCCTCTATAACTAAAAAATCACCAGAGTAACATATAATCGACTATCAACATTCGATTGTCGAGTGAGAACTACTGCATCATCAACAGCAATCATATCATGCGGCTCTGTTGAAATCCCGTATCCTACGTCACCGAATGAGCCACTTCTTAAGTTAGCTACTGAAGCCCCCTGAGAGAACCCATTAGAATTAGAAATGTCCGTGCAGCCCACTCCCCCAACTCCCACTAAACGAACTTGACTACCAGAAGTATTGTAAGAGACGAATTGCACAGAACAATGCTTCACTGGTGGGATAAATGGACCAAGGTCCACTGCTTCAATGAGTCCTGTAATTGTTGTAAAAGCTCTCCAATCACCCGACGTTGCCATGACCATACTGTGGGTTTTCTGTGTATATTGCTTGAAACGTCCAGCACTATCATTGTAAACATAACTAATAAGACAACGCTCATCGTACCCAGTTGGTAATGTCGGAAGCGTAATTGGCGTAGACCGCACAAAGGTCTTGAACCATAAGTCTGAGGCCCCCCCAAGACCCGCAGAGTTGAACCATGAGACACGGAATTCGCTTGCTGAGCCACTTGCATATCCATTAGCCGTCAATCCCCAAATCGTTGTATAGTTCGCATCACTCGTCGTGTAATCTCCTTGATAGACAACATGATACGTTGTGCTCAACGAAACGCTGGTATTGGTATCAAAAAGAAATCGCATTCTCGCTTTGTCGGTTGGTAACCGAGCCACGTCCATGATACGACTGGTTGCTAATGCGGTTCCACTAGGAAATCCCCCACTATCAGCTTCCAATGTCACCCAAATCAATCCAGTTGGTGTTCCCGTTTTCGAGATTTCTAATTCTACACTTGTCAACGGACCAGCTAAAGAGGGAACGAAACTCTGTGCAACCTTTGTTGCAGTTCCTCCAGTAATTCTTCGCAAAGTCACCCCAGTATCGCTCGTTGTGGTGAGTGACTGATCCTGAAGTAACTCTGTGGCTCTATGAAGTAGGAGTGCGGTGTTGCCCAGGACGCTATTACGGATAGCATGAACTTCATACCAGTGTGATGGACCCTCAACTCCCGTATCCAAGCCTCCCGCTCCAGAAACCTCAATGTCGGCTGTCTTATTGATCCACGCAGTCGTCCTGAACCCATCATTCATAACAATTTCACTCGCAAATCTAAGCAGGACCACATGGTCATTGCTTGCCGTGTCGTAGTGTGTCTGGATAAATAAATTATGAAAGTCTTCCGAACCTGCAACATCGATCCATCGTAATCCAGTGGCAGCCGTGCTATCCGAGATAAGAATTTGTCCATCAGTTCCCACAGGCAATCTAGTTGCTGTGTGAAGTCCAGTTCCGACAAGTAAATCCCCCTTCGCATCGATAATATTTTGTAGGTCGCTTCCTCCCGAAGGGACATTAGCAACACGACTATCGGCATAATGTTTTGAAGCAATTCCGAGGTTTGAGGTAGGATCGGACCCTACGTATCCATACATGATATTCGCATTGAGGATATTTGCCGTTTTGATGTTTGCGACATTGATGGTTGCCCTTCCGATAGTTGCAGTAGTGTTCACTGTGATATAATCAAAAAACGCATCGGAGAAATGAGCAACGGCAATGTTGGCCGTGGGGATTTGGCACAATTCGTCAAACCCTATGTTGGACGTGTTATATGTGACTGTACAACTGGGTTCCACGCTGTTAGCGATAACGCGAACCTCATAGGAAAGCTCCCCTGGCGGTACTGCCTGGGGCATTTCTCTTGGAGGGGAAGTTGGTTTATCGTTCCAAATAAAAGCCATGTTAGAATTCTATCGCTGCGATTTCTTGTTGTCCGAATGTTGGTCCACCTGAATGCGTCATGTGTGCGTTGAATTCAACCATGAATGGTCCATAAACAGGAAACCCTGTTGCGGCGTTTGTGAGTGATAGTGTATTATGTTGCTCAGAAAAAATTTGTACTGGAAGATTTGTCGCCGTCAATGAACCCACGGCTAACTGTGCGGAAGTAGATAATCCAGAATACCTATACAACCACACAAAACAAGGAACGGGAGGGACAAAAACACCCATGTGTCTGACATCGGGAAATGCTATAGTTTTACTATTATTTGCGGTCGATAAATCATTTCCCGATGCTGCTATCTGACCCCCGTTGTTATCATAGCACCACGTATAGTGCTGTGCCATCGACATTTTATATCCGCGCTGGTGATACTCACGAAGGAATGATAGTTTTGTTGTTGAGCAATAACTTATCAGAGCCCGTTGGTCATACCCAGAAGGCATTACCACGGCACTGTCATTCGCTTCTACAAAAGTTCTTAGATACAAATTCGATGGACCTGTCAGAGCTTGTTGAGCATCACTGACCTGGGTGCTGTTTGCCAGTGCCCAGCCGTTCGTCGTGACGTTAAAAAATTTTGAAGGTCCATCGACATAAGGGGAACCACTCGCCGCTGTATCTCCAATCGCCGAGACATAATCTTGACGGGGGTAGGTGGAGATTGCATAATCACCTTCCAACACAGCCCAATACACTGTTCCGTTGACGACATTTGAGGACACGTCGAAAGGAAATCGAATTCTCGGTAAATCACCATTTGCTGCTCCAATCCAACCAGCACTGAATTTACGACTGGTGCATAAAATTGTCCCGCTCACATTATTATTGGCGGCATTAGTCTGAATGGTAACCCACACATTTCCAACAGGACTCCCAGTGCGAGATAACTGAAGGTCAACCCCAACAATGGGTCCGTTCGAGTGAGCACTAAACCTCGCAGCAATTGATGTACAATTCGATCCACCGGGATTATTGGCGCGAAGGAAACGCTGAGTAGTGCTGGACACGGGAGAGTAATGTGTATCGACTTGAGTATCTTTAGTACGATGAAGTAGGAGTCCCTGGGCTCCGTTAGAACTATTGCGAATTGCATAAAGTTCATAAGCAGAATTTGGTTGAACAACACCGGTGTCCAAATAACCGACTCCCGAAATTGACACATTCGATGTGATTTTTGCTGTTAATCCATTCCAACCTGTTGCAACGCGCTCTCCATCGTCCATAACAATTTCATCCACGGTGGCCAGTACAATAGTCGTGTTCATCAGATTCCCCGACCAGTGAGTGCCGAGCGTTAATCCCCTATGGGAAGACGAAGACCCGATTGGTCCAACCCAATGAATGCCTGTATTACCTGACGTTGAACCTGCCATGAGTACTTGTTTTTCCGAACCAATGGGTAGCCGTTCCGCAGTATTATCAGATACCCCCACAAGCAAATCACCGGAAGCTATGATAAGGAGTTGAAGATTTCCCCCCGTTGGTGAGGAATTCGCTATCAGGGAATCGACATATCCTTTCGTGGCAATTTGAAGGTTCGCTGTTGGATTGACACCCATCCTTCCGTTAGCAATAGTCGCATTGACTATGTTTGCGGTATTGATCGTCGATGCTCCGATGTTTGCTGTGTTGATCGTGGCTTTGAAAAATACAGTAACATTATCTGCTTCGAGGTGGGTCACATGCAGGTCTTTGACATTTAGCGAGGGAAGAACACAGATGACATCATAACCGATGTTGTGTGTGTTGTAAGATACGGTGCAGAGGAGGGGACTGACGTTGACTGTGTTAGCTACAACATTGACCTCAGTCGAGACCTCTATGGGTCCAATGACGACTGGTGGTGCGATAATAGGAAGATTTGGATTATTTGTCCATACAAAGGCCATAGTGAAGAGTATTTATGAGTCACTTTAGAAGGTGATGTTCACAGGATATGCCTTGCAGGGTGTAGTGGGCACTCGCATATTGATCCCCTGATGTTCCACCCACATAGGAGCCCAAGTCGTAGGAGTTGTTCCCCCTGCTGTTGCACCACCAAAGTTACCCCCACCCCCTATCCCTTCCGCGATTGCGTTGATTAAATCTATAGCATGGAATCGGCCCGCAGCCATCGAATTGATACCCGTTGAGAGGAACATGAAAGATACCAAACACTGAACTGGAGGAACCACAAAGTTGAGGTCCGCAACCTCTTTATCTGTTGCAAGAGCCGCATAACCCGCCCATTGATACGTAAGTGGGCAAGTGATTGTTCTGTCCCGTTGGGAGAATTCTTTAAGTTTTCCGAACGCATCAGTTGATACATAACTCACCAAACACTTCTGGTCATACCCAGCGGGGAAGGTCAGCGAAGTACTGTTGGCTTCCACATATTCTCTGAAAATCAGTGTTCCCACTCCAGGAGACAGATCGACCCACGCTGCTCCTGTGTTGCCCTTGGCAACTCCGTTGAAGTAGGATACGGCGGACCCTTCCAAGGTGATAAAGTTGGTGTCACTGGCTGTGAAGTCAGTCTGAGCCACACCAAAATAGGATGTACCTGCAACTACGTTCGATGTTGAATCAAATACAAATCGAATTGGATAGTGAGTACTAGCGGCCATTCTACTGACATCATATTTACGACTAATTGATAGAGCGGAAGCTCCTGGGCTCCCAGCCGTGTTACTATGCAATTGAATCCACACGTTTCCGACTGGTGATCCTGTTTTGAATGCTCGAATTTCAATGCCCGTCACCGGTCCCGATACATTTGCCACAAAACTTTGCGCCACACGAACGTTGGGTGATGTAGCTTTGTTGACGGCTACCGTGATGTTATGTGCGAATTGTGCAACTCCCGCAGTATTTTGATCTACGTATCGATCCAACGCTCGGTGAATAATGAATCCCTTCGTACCATCAACTCGCTTACGAATTGCATACATTTCATACCATGTGTTTGCTATCATGGAACCTGTGTCTAATCCACCGATATTTCCGCTCGCATTAGCAGTGTTGATAATCAAGCTCTTGTCCGTCCATCCTGTGACCACTTCTCCATCATCCATGACAATTTCATCAACATGTTCGAGAATGATATTGTTTGCATTGGATTTAGAAAAATCGTTGACTGCTGTTTGTAATGACAGACCACGGAACGTTTGTGATGGACCACGGGTCGCCCATCGCATTCCTGTTGTGGTTTGTGTATCAATGACAAGGGATTGACCATTCGAACCAGCAGCAAGAGCAAGGAACGTATTAGCCCCAGTCCCTCCTATAAGGTCACCCTTCGCTCCAAACGTGATCTTACTTACAAGATTTCCACCGGCTCCTGTATCGACATAGTTCTTTGTCGAAATACCAAGATTCACCGTTGGGTTCGCTGACATTGTACCTGTTGTGAGATTCGCCGATGACGCATTCAATGTCGCAAAAAAACTATTTGATACATTCAGGGACGATGTATTCTGAGATACGATATTCGCTGAGGTGAGGTTCGCAAATGAGGCATTGAGGACCGGTGTTGTAATTTGCGTTAGATTTGCTGAAGATGTGTTCAGTGTACCTACAGTTAGTGTTGTGATGTTAGATACTGAAACATTCGAGGTAGCTACGGTTTCTCCCGTGATATTGGCAGTAGTTATTGTGGCGAGTGTAGCGATAATGGCCGTGTGCTGCGAAGTCCCACTAACTGAAAGTGTAGTCACGTTCGCAAATGACGCATTCAAGACTGGAACAGTCATTTGAGTTACAGAGAGAGTCGTGATACTGATAGTAGAGATGTTCGCAGACTCAATGTTTGCAGAGAACACATTCATACGGTCGCTGACCTGCAAGAGTCCTGAGACATTCGCGTTCGCTGTGTGATACTCAGTGCCCCACAGCGTTGTCACGAATTCATTGACCGCATTGATCGTCGTGATATTCGCAGACGAAGTATTGATGCTCGCAATGTTCCCCGATACGATGTTCGCAAATCCCGAATTGATGAACTGAATGTTTGCGGTTTTAATAAGTGCCGTGTTGCCGACATTGATTCCAACACCTGGGTTCGTGTACGTCCATGCGGAATTGGACGTGACTTGAGGTCCATCCGTGAGGTTGTTCGCCACAGCAATCATCGCCGCAACGGCGGTAATAAGCTGTCCGAAAGTGTTCGCTGTTGTAATTTGTCCGATAGACATTAGCTCTTACTCCTCATACCTACAAGTTCACGGATAGTTTGTTTCAGTGAGGACAACTCCCCCTCAATCATTTGGAGTCGTTTCTTTGTTTCTTGAGACTCATGACGCTGTTCGAGTACCTTGCGGCGCTGTTCTTTATAGCGTCCAAGCCCTATGGCATCCGTGCTGATGATAGCCTTCGAATTCATATCACGCACTAAATCGCTGTTATTCTCTATCTGGACAGTATTTATCATATCATTCCTATGAAAGAGATGGAAGCGCCACAACTCGGAAATCTCTGATTCGGGGCGCCTTAGTCGTATCCGTCGATGTCATGACGATCTTCACGGCAAAGTATTTGAAACTCACAAACGAGCCATACTGGACCCGATTGTCCGAGACATTTCCCGTACCTGGGGCATACACAAAGTCCTTCTCGTCGTCCTGGTTCAGGGACAAGTTATTAGCGCCCTGAATAATCGTCATGAGTTGGTAGCCCTTGTTATCGAACACATCAGCATCATCCGAGGAAAGAATCTTATAGTAGACATAGATATTCGCGGTAGAGGGTTTGTACGCTGCGAAGAATACACGGAAATCTCCTGCATCCAATCCATCAGCCAATGTGACTTTGCGTGTGATATAACGGGCAAACGCGGGTCCACCCGAAGAACGATCCTCTCCAATGCACTGAATATTTGCGGTGATGCTGCTGTTTCCCGAAATCGTGATCGTTGGTGAGGACGTGTATCCGCTTCCATTGGAATCTACAACGACATTGGCGAGAACATGGTTGTTGCTGTCGATTTGGGTATTCGCAATATAGGCATTCGCTCCACTTCCTCCCCCACCTGAGATAGTGACAGAGAGACCCGCGGCACTAAACCAATTGTTGCTGGAACTAATAACGACAACTGAACTATTGCTCAATTCGAGGTTGTTCACAAGATTTTCGATGCCCAACAATGAGAGACGGTCCATATCAACCACCGGAGACACATCAACGCTCGCGGAGGAGAGTAGGAGTCGTAGCTTAAACGAGGAAGTGGAACTGGATGCAACACGACGACCCAACGTATCATCGAAGTAAATGTTTTCATCTAATGGGATTATCTTATTACCTTCTTTCACCCCCGCGGCAGTTGTCGTTGCAAACATCGCATCGATGCTTGTATTTGGTAGTACAAGGTTTCCCGATGAAACATAGAACGTGTCCAAAGGCACATTGGCGGTTATTGCATTCGCGGCATCTAATTGGAATTCAACATTCGATTGTACGGTCTTGTCGAATTGTGCATAAAGCAAACGGAACGTCAAATCCTCTTCTTGGATTGGATTCCATGTTGTCGAGTTCTGAGACTTGAACAACACCCCAAGATATGGTTGTGAGGAAATCAAGCGTTCAGTTCCCAGAATCTTATCTCCCATACGTGATACGTACACGGCATATTTCACGGAGTTAGCCATAAGCACGATACAGTATTCTGCCCCCTGCTGGAGGAACACTGGTCCGCTAAAATTAGCTTGTGTGTACATTGTGGCATCGTCGAGGGGGTTGCCTCCAGCGAGATATTTCGCAGCCAAGGTTTCTTCAGAACAGGTAACAATATCGCCTGCGTTCAATACCAAATCGGAGCCTGGTATAACAGCGGAGGAGTGCGGGAATCCATTGACTACAGGACGAAGTTGTAGTTGCAGTGGAATGTTGGGATCGGTCGTCTTAATGAGCAGGCGAACACCAGTAATCTGAACTCCCGATGGGTGGAATGTCTGATCGACTAAGAATGTCTGGGCAAGGGGGTCCCAGTATCCTACTTGGATTCTTCCGATAGCAACATCTGTGATCTTATTCGTCAGGGTGGTCTTGGCTTCACTCAAGACAGTGCGTTGTACACTAGGTACGCGAGTGGAAATAATCGTGTTCTCAAGGGTCTGTAAGAGACCTGATGCTTGATAATTCACCGATCCATTTGTACCCGACCCCTCAAGTGAACCCGAAAAGGAATCGACGAAGGTAAACTGTCGATCTCCAGTTCGGAATCTGATCGCATCAGTAGAAGGAATGACAAAGATACCTCCAAATTCACCACGATAATCCGATTGGAATTGACCAATTGAGTACGAAGAATTCACACCAAGTGCTGTGGTCAACGTAGGACTGAACGACACATTACGTGTATTCGCATTGTAGGCTGTGATGACGGAAGATTGCCCAAGTCCAACTCCAGATGTAAAGTAAATCGACTTGCCAACTAGGAAAG